GGGGCGGGACGGCGTATCCGGCTCCGCCGGTCGCAGGCCTGCCGGCGTGGCAGTGGACGGCGGGCGGGGCGGCGTTCACAATCGAGTACTCGGCCAGCAGCTACGGCAACTACGCGATCGTCTGGGGCTCGCTCGTCGCGTTCCGGGCAACAACTCCCGTAGGCGGCTGGACGGCGCAGCAAATCAACGTCATGGGATGGACCGATGTGGTTGCTTTCTGGAATCCGGACGGCTCGGCAAGCTACCGGCAGGGCGACGACATTACCGTCACCGCCTGGCCGTATTGCGATTCGCCGGGAGGCCGGATTTTCAGCGAGGACAGCATGGGGCTGGCCGAGAGCACCAATCCGAACAGCAGCAACGCGTCATTCTCGGCGACGTTTCAACCGGTCTCTCAATCAGGTTTTGCGACTCCGACCGGCGCGATCATCAACGTAGTGTCGGTCGCTCGCGGAGTGAATTACTGGGTGGACGTTGGGTCGGCGTTTTCCTATACATCCCCGGGGAACGAGGGGAGTAACTCGCAGCCCAACACGTCGCAGGTGACGTTTGGCGGCGAGCCGGTAAGCTCCCCGGTGGACTGGAGTCTCGCGGATAGGGCCGCGATTGGGGACATTAAGACGCAGACGGACAAGCTGACGTTCGACACCGTATTGACCGTCAACTATCTCAAGACCACCGCTTACGGCGTCATGGGCTCGCTGTTTACGGGCACGGCCAGCTTGCTGTCGGCCGCATGGTCTCTCATGTTCGGGCAGGCTAGTGGAAAGCTGCCGACAGTCAACGTCGTCCAGCAAGCCGGCGTGGCAATCAATAACCGCACGATCTACCTCTCCCAGTGCGGTTGTGATCCGACCGGGGCGACCGATAGCACGGCCGGAATCAACGCGGCGTGTGAAGCTCTGTCCAACTCTGGCGGCGGCACTGTCGTTTGGGACGGTACATTTCTTTGCTTCGGTACGCCGCACGCATACTCGGGTATTACCAACAAAGGCATTCCGGGAGTTGTGTCTCTCCTCCACCTGGGCCTACCGTTTGGTGGCACAGACTGCCACGTGATGACAAATCCAAACATGCGTGGCGGGTTCCCAACACAGGGAACAACCCAAGACAATAGCAGCCCTCCCAACACGGTATCGTTGCCGCTTGCTATCGTGGCCGACAACGGATCAACTCTAACTCTTGACACACATCAGGGCAACCTTCTTGCGGCAAAAGTGGCAGCGTACCCAACCACTTATTACATGACATTTTGGGACCCAAGCCAGAACGAAATGTCCCCCGAAATAGTGAAGGTGACGGCCGTAAGCGGCGACGTGTTGACAGTGGATCGTGCTCAGATGGGAACGATACAGCAAAGTCAATCCCCGACTGACCGAGGCAACGTCCAAATTCTCCCAGTCATTCTCGATCACGGTATTGCATTCGAGGACTTCACCGTCGACTGCCAGGGACAGACGTTTGCCGACGTTACGACTGGACCCAACGGCAATTTCTGCGAAGGCCTCTTCCTGCTTGGGGTGTCCGACCTCTCGATAAAAAACCTTCTGATTCTCGACTCGCCGACGTTTGCTTTCCACGTCGGGAATTGGAAAGGCGATCTTGACTCTTCGCAGATTACCTCTCGTCGCGTGCAGTGGAAACCCTTCGAGTACGATGACGGCATACACGTGTGGGGGCCAGGCGACAAATGGCTCAGGGATGATTGTTACCTTGAATCGTCCGACGGTGCTATGGAGGACAATTACGCCGAAATGTCGGCCTCTAATGCGCTTTGGCAGGCCGATGCGTCCTCTGGCAGCGTATCAGAGATTGTGACTCGTAGGGCCGCCACTGTCAACATCGTTCCCGCAACGACCGGGGGAACAACAGCGGTTAGTTTTATTGGCGACCCGTGTTGTTATCTCCAGCGGATTTCCTATGAGGACATAACGCTCTACTCCAATGCCTCGTACATTGCCGGCGAATTTGGTGACACGTTCAGTCTGCCATCATTGGTGGGCACGATGGAGTTTCACCGAGTTCGCTTTTCGGGCTCGCTGAATACTGGGGAAACGGATACGCCGCACGGCATCCACATTTCTGCCGGTTCACAGATCAATGCTATCATTATCGACGACTTTGACGCCGATCTGCCGGCTGGCGACTATCCGTTTATTGACATTGGGGCGGGAGCGACTGTCAATGAAATTCGGATTGACAAGTTGAACTGGGCTGGCATGGGACCATTGATTCACAACGCAGGGACGATCCTCTCTCTCATTGTCGGAAAGGTAGCTGGATCAACGCTTGTGACGGGAACCCAGCCAGTGAAGATATATTACGAGTCTGCGGTTGGCACCGACGGCCTCCCGCTGGCATCGGCAGCACAATCCCTTGAAGCATTGGCAGTTCTAAACAAGATAAGTTTCCTTGGAACAGGATCTGGTACGGGGGCTGAATATTTCGTTAATTCATATGCAATCAATGCTCAGGGATTAGGGACTGGAGCGAGGGTCGTCACTTTAACTTTGACCGACGAAGACGCCGCTCCTTTGGAAAATGTCTTAGTCAGAGTCTCCTGCGACATGGAAACCTATATAGGTTACACCAATGCAGAAGGGATTATCAGTTTCTCCTTAGATGACGGTACATGGGTAGTCTCGGCGACGAAAGCGGGGTATTTACTCACCCCGGCTAATCTCGTGGTCAGTAATAACATAGCCAAAACCTACCTGATGGAGCAAGTAGCCGTTACCCCGAGTACCGAATCCTTCGTCACAGGGTTTCTATACTGCTATGACAAAGACAATGTAGCCGAGCAGTACGTAGACGTGGAAATCTCCCTCTACGAAGACGTAGCTGGCAGTGGCTACTCACACAGCAGCCAGATTCGCACCGAGACGAGCGACGCTACAGGGCTGGTGCAGTTCACCAACCTGATTCCAGGGGCGGTCTACCTGCTCCGCAGGGGCTACACGCAGCGTTGGAACCAGATCACTCAGGGGATTTTCACTGAGCAGCAACCGATGACCCTTTGGCAGGAGGTCGTGATCCCTGCCGATGCAACGGACCCGTACAAGCTACCGAACCTGCTAGGCGATGATGTAATGGAATCTCGGATGCTGGATAAGGCAACTACCCCAGCGTCCCAGAGGCAAGGCCCTTACCAGTTCATCCGCAAGCCGAAGACTAGACCCTAAATGGCCAGAGTAGAAGGTATAGACAGGGTTCAGAAGGCCCTGGAGAAGCTCAAGAAACGCTACAACCCCTACGATGAGGAGTTGAGCGTGGTCGTAGGCTACTCTATGAACTACGCCGTCTACGTCCATGAGAACAAGGCAGCAAAGCACCCCGTAGGCAAAGCGAAGTTCCTGGAAGACCCGGCGAGGCAATTGGGTAGCGAATTGAGCAGCATGATTTCCCAGGACGTGAAGAAAGGGCTGAAGATTATAGACAGCCTATTGATAGCCGGTTTTAGGCTTCGGCGAGAGAGCCAGGAGCAGGTGCCGGTAGACACGAGTGCTCTGAGGTCTAGCGCCTTCACGTGCAAGGAAGCTGACTTGGAAACGGAAGCTGCGGCTGCTAAGGCTCGCGGAGAAGCATTGCAGACAAAGGTTCAAGGCAGGAGGGCGAAGGTGGCATTTAAGATCAGAGTGCAAAAACTCAAACAGGCAATGCGAGTTGCCCACAAGAAACGATGAGCGGCCCTCTGAAGCATAACCCGGCGCAGATTCTGGTAGCCCTGCTGAGGGCCCTTACCCCAGGTACGGGTACCGGCACTAGCCCTGAGAGCCCCTGGGCTATGTTCGATTCGTTCGAGCCCTCTAGCCCGGACAACTGTATTACCGTCTATGACACTACTGGCAGGATGCAGGGTCGGATACAGAGCACCGGAGAGGTCCAAGGATTCCAGGGGATACAGCTCAGAATAAGAGCAACTGATAGCTCCCTTGGATACGCGAAGGCTCAGGAGCTTCAGACCCTGCTCGACGAAGAGGTTTCCTACAACGAAGTGACAGTCGAAGACTCAACCTCCGGATCGACGGCAACCTACGTGGTCTACGCCGTGACCAGAACTACGGACATCATTCCTCTGGGCACAGAGCCTGGCACTAGTAGATACCTCTACACGATCAATGCAGTGATGTCGCTGCGGACGGTTTCCTGACAACAGAACGCAACACCCCTAAGAAGGAGAACGACGATGGCAGACGAGACGGTGAAAGTTAAGAAGGTTCGCAAGGCAAAGGTCCGCGCAGGCTATGGCGGCACCGGTAGCGGCACCCTCCAGGGAATGCCCGACGGCTTCCCGGTGAAGATCACACTGGCCAGTCTCATGGGTGCCAGCCTGTGGAACAAGGACCTGAAGCCGGTCGGTCTCGACGGCGGAGAGCCGATCGACACGACGACGATGTATAACAGCGAGTTGCATACCTACGCCCCTCGCATCCTGGTCAAGGCCACGGCGGTTGATCTCAACTGCACCTACCTGGCCAGTAGCTATTCGGCTATCCTGGCTCAGCTCAACGTCAACCAGGAAATCACTATTACCTTCCCAGACGAGAGCACGTTAGTCTTCTGGGGTTGGCTCCAGAAGTTCGAGCCTAGCGACATGAAGGAAGGCGACCAGCCCATGGCCAAAGTCACGATCTTCCCGTCCTTCACGGATACCTCCGGAGCAGAAGTACTGCCGACGTGGCCTACCTAGACCCGTAACCCTCCCCCGGAGCGTTCTAGCCCTCTAGGCACGCTAGGGCGCTCTAGGAGAGGCGCAGGGGCTAGGGGCGGGTAACGGGGCCTATCCGCCGCTAAGGCCCTAGAACGAAGCGTAAGGCCCTCTAGAACGACGCCTAGACGACCGATTACCCCCTAACTTAGGAGCGAAAGATGACCGAGCTTGCTAACGCAAGAGATTCACAGCAGTTTGACTTGGGTGACTTGACCCCCATCGAGCTTAATTTCTCCTTCTCAAGTAAGCAGTACGTGCTGCGGGAGGCCAGCGAGGAAGCAGCCGTGCAGTACGACAACGCCTGCATGGATGCCAGAGTCTACGTAGACGGCAAGCTGGAACGGCTGGAAAACCTAGCCGACGTTGAGCCCCTCCTGGTGAGTCTCTGCGTGTTCGAAAAGCGATTCAAGGAAGACGGCACGACCGTTGACGGGTTCTACCCCGTCAGCGATAGCACGGTGCGCAGCTGGCCCGCCCGGCTGGTGAAGCAACTCTATGAGAAGGCCAAACTCATCAGCGGTATGGAGAAGGAGAAAGAGCTGGGAAAAAACTCGCCGACAAGTACGGCGACTGGCTCTACCTAGCGTCGTACTTCAAGGTTAGCTCCCCGCTGCACATCTGGATGCAGCAGATTTCTCATAGAGAATATCTCGCTCGATTGCATTTTGCCCTGGAGCACGATACCCTCTTGGGCAAAAAAGATATGCCCCACGAAGAGTACGAGAAAGCGAAGCAGGAAGCAACCGAAAGAGCCAAGATGGCCTGGGGTGGCAGGATAGCCGTCGCCTTGAACAGCCGCAAGAAAGACTCGGAGCAGTAGCCATGGCCAACGAAGTCGAAGTCGAACGTCTCGTTACCCGTCTCATGGGAGACGATACAGAGTACAAGCAGATGCTCGACCGGGCTGCTGCCGAGACTAAGGCTGCTACGGACTTTCTGGGGCAGGAAGCCTCTTCGATGGAAGAAGAGCTGCGCAACGCCATAATTCACGGCATGTCTGAAATAGAGAGGCATTCCGAGGACGCAGCAGCTAAGGCCGAAGAGGCCGCTGAGCGCATGAAGGTTGCAATGAAAGACGCAGAGGAGAGCCTAGAGAAAACGTGGGCAGCGATGGAGAAGCCCCAAGAAGTTAACATGAATTGGGGCGGTGGCGAAGGTGAAGTACCGGAGAAGTTAGAAGACCTGTCCAAAGCCCACGATCATGTTTCCCATAGCGCTCATGGCATGATGCGTGCCGAGCATGCCGCTGCACACGGTGTGGAGATGTTAGGCCGAGCTACGAAGATGATTAACCCTGAACTTGGGGAGGGAATCGAGAAGCTGGGAGAGATCGGGGCTAAGGCTGCCCTGGCCCAGCATGCCTTTCAGGGATTGCACACTGTCCTAGAGATGGCAGGGAAAGCCTCCATGGCGTTTCTAGCTACTCCAATCGGAGCTACCCTAGCCTTGTCTGCTGTTGCTGCTGGGGCTGCTGCCATTGCCATCCACGAACTAACGGCCAGCGAGCGGGAAGCAGAGGAGACTGAGAAAGCCTACAAGAAGGCCATAGAGGAGACTACCAAGGCCCAGCGAGAACGTGAGAATACTCACCCCACTGAGTCCATCAAGTATAGGTCTGCTAACGCCGAAGAAGCTGAGGGAGCAAAGGAAAGAGCGTCCATATCTAAGTCAGCCGTGGAACACGCCAGGGAAAAATTTGACATAGCTCAGAAGACCGCTGCTGCCTCTCAGAGCGAGGCAGACAAGATGAAGGCTGCCATTGACATGGGGAGTGGCTGGAAAGCCTATGAAGAGAAGCGGCAGCAGTTCGGGATCATCGGAGGGTTCACCGGCGGGGGTTCTGCCTATAAGGCTCAGGTTAAGCTGGTCGAAGAGGCTAACCTAGAGGCTGCTAGATCGCAAGTGCTATTGAATGAAGCCATGGGCACGGCGGGCAAGGATGCCCTCAAAGCCAATACGAAGGAGCTAGAGAAGCACATGGCCACGATGGGCATGACGGAAGCCCAGAAGAAGCAATATGAGTTGGCGAACAGCAAGACCGTGCAGGATGCCCGCGAGGCCGGTTACGGCAAAGAGATGGATGAGGGGCTACAGAATTACGGCAAGGCCCTGGAAAACTCCCAGGTAAAGGATGCGGAGGAGTTCACTAATAAGCACACGGAGGCTATCCGGCAGCACACGGAGGCTATCGGGCAGAGTTCCGTAGCTACCAAAATCATGGCGGCCGACAACGAGTGGTATGCGAAGACCCACCAGCACCTCACCCCGACCGAGAAGCATTCCCTGAGAGTGGCCCTGGAGAAGGAACAATCCAAGCAGACAGCTTTCGACGTGAGCAAGTCCCTGCGATCCCTCAACGAAGAGACTGCCGCTGCCGGGGAGAACGCGATGGCTAAGTACCGGATTACCTTAGCTAACAAAACCCTAGCCGACGGCATCACGCCGATGTACAAGACTGAGGATCAGGCTACTATGGCCCTGGCCAACGACAACAAGATCATTGCTACTACGACGATAGACCTGCTCGACAAGATGAGAGACCAAGCGGCTGTCTATGGCATGTGTGCTGCCGATGCGGAAAACTATAAGCTCTCCATTGCGGGCATACCTGAAGAAATCAGAATGCATATTCTGGCCCTGCATGAGCAAGCAGATGCCCTAGCTAGTGTAGACAAGCAGATGAAAGAGCAGATGGCCAAGGCAGTAGCCACAGGAGAAAAGTACGCTACGCCGCTTGAGAAATATCAAAAGGGCCTAGAAGACCTGCAAAAGCAATTCGACGCAGGGTTAGACACTGAATCCTACGAGCGGGCACTCAACGGTTTGCAGGAACAACTGGCCAAAGACTATACAGTCCACGCCAAAGTAGATGGTGTAGAGGGGGCTACCTGGGATTCTAAGCATCTGCAGGAAGTAATGCAGAAGTACCAGCAAACTGTAATGAGCACTCCAGATATTATCAAGAAGGAGCAGGCCAGGGAGAAGGTTCAGAAAGATGCCATCCACGGCAGGTTGAAAGGGGAGATTCCTGAGAGGCACAATATCCAACCTCAAGCCGAAGACGAACTTGAACGCATGGGGATCAAGCGAGACCAGCGCAGCCACTTGGACACGCGGCAGGCTGGACGTAACTTGAGTGACCAGTACCTGCGGGCTAAGGAGCTAACTGATCAATCTTCTAAGACTAAGGCTGACATTGAAGAAAAGCTGATCCCTAAGCAGCAACTCATCGTACTAAGGGAAATACGGGATGCCCTATCCAGGGGTAGAACAGGTACAACTCCATCCATGCCGCCGCCGTCTACGGGGCATGATACTGCAACGGGTGGAGCGCAGACAGGGACCCTAGCAGCAGACCTTACTCATCCCTCTAACGCTAGCGGCTTGCACTTCTACTAGGAGCAGATAAATGGCACAGGTAGCAGGACTGCTAGATTGGTCGGGTGAGAGGGACGACGACGGCTACCGAACGTGGCATGCCTCGTTTTTAGTTAGGTCTGCTATCGACGAAGGTCCCTTCAACGTGCTCATAGCCTATGGCCTACCTTCGGAGGGAGACCCCTGGAGCTACGGGCAGGACTATGATCCCAGCGCTACGTGCAAGCCCACAGTTAGGATAGCCCGCTATGGCAACCCCGGACCTGAGCCCTGGGAGTGGTGGAAGATCGACAAAATGTTCTCCACCCGTCCGGTACGACGCTGCCAGTCTACTCCAGTGCAGGACGTGCTGCTTGAGCCCCCGAAGATCGGCGGCAGTTTCACGAAGTATACCA